CTCCGTGACGGACAGGCCGTGACGGGGTTTGACGCTCCCCAGACGGTCAGGTGTGGCCGGGCCATTGACTCCGGACTCCTGAGCCTTCTGGGCGGCTTCAGCGGCTTTGACAGCTTCTTCTTTGGCCCGATCCGCCTCAAGCGCCGCAAGTTTTACTTTCTCTTCAGCCAGGGCAGCTTGTTCCGCAGCTTTTGCAGCCTCAATCGCAATACCTTCCAAGGTAGTATCAAGATTGCCGGGAACATCATAGGTCTCCTGGGCAATGTGCAGGAGTTGCGTTGTCTGCTCGTTAAGGCTTTTACCACCAAGCACCGCCCCGTCCATGAAATCTATCACGGCTTTATCTTTGGCCGTGTTTCTGAAGAGCATAACGGAACTTCCGGCTTCCGGGGGATGTTTCAGACGAATGGATGAATCGGTAATCCATTCGATATTCTCTTTTTCGACCTGCACTCCGTTAATACTTACTGTTACGAAGTCGCGTTTTAGAAAGGGGAAGGTGACGGTAAATAGTGTATTAGTGCCATCCCCTGTATAGGTAACGTGGCTATATGCCATTTATACCCCCATGAAAAAAGAGAAGGCCGGACGTTTTATTCCCGGCCTTCTTCTTGTTGTTGTTAGTGAATGAGGTTGTCCAGTAGTTCCTGCTGGTTGTCTTTGGTCATTGCTCCAGCTTTACTTGCCTTCTTGTTGACCCAGGCTTGTTTGATCTTCTCCGTGATATCGGGGTATTCCTTTCTGAGCTGGGCCTGAGCGATCTCACGAAAGTTGCTTATGATCTCATTGACAACCTCGCTCCTGGGCGTCTTCTGCCCAGGGATACCATCACCAAGGCGTTCGCGTTTCAGGTCGTATCCTTCAGACTGCATAGCATCGTGAAGCACATCATACATATTGCGTCCATCGGGGAGCCTGATCCCGCCATGCAGTTCACAGAGACGGGAGTATTGCTTCGCATCCAGAGGGACGCCGTCTATTTCCTTTGCTGGTGCGCCTGTTACGGAAGAACCAAGACGCAGCAACTCTTGCAGAACGGCGTCATGTTTCTGGGGTTCCATGATGTGCCCGGCATAAAGTACGGGTTTTCCGGTCAGCCAGCTCATCTTCGGCGGCAAGTCTTTGGAAAAGGCGGAAGTGGTATTCCGCATGTAATCAAGCCAGGACTCTGTTTCCCTTTGCTGGGGATCGCCTGAGCTGTTCTTGTACCAGCGCAAGAGACCGGAATAGGGGACAAAGGACGCACTGGTCTTATTGATGTATGACGCGGCATAGCGTTGCGGTTCATTTATGGCCTTCATGGCATCAGCGACACCCTGAACGTATGTTTTGTCATTGAGGTTTTCAACAACGGCCATAAGAACGCCTGTAAGCGCTTTCATTACTACGGGGCTTGTGTCTATGTTCCCGGAACGGTCATAGCTCTCTTCAGTGACGTGATTGTAAGCGTCACAGGAGGCGCTGAGAATCAAGCCAACCGGGTCAAAGCGCCGGTATTCAAACCAGCTATCACCCACCTTGAGCGAGTATGGTCTGATTCCGTTTTCCCTCCAGAGGGCTTTCAGCTTCGGATTTTCGGGATATGCCCCGGTTATTCTGCCCTCAGCGGCCATGTACAAGCCGGATGTGATCACCAATGATCCTGTAGCCATGCGGCCCAGAGCGTCAGCTTTGGCCTCTCCCCCCGCTGCCAGGGCTTTGCGCACGTTGCCGGAAAGCACTGCTGCTGGGTTATGCCGGGCGGCATCATAGAAGAGGTTCATGGGTGTTTTGATAAAGGGGATGATGAGCTTTATAGCTGGAGCATAGTTGGCACCCTGTTGTATCCAGCCGCCTATCGAGTGGCTTTCAAGCGGGCTTGTCCATGAACCATCCCTGGCAAAGCTCATGGCCCTGTCGGTCAGCTCGTTCTTGATGACAGAACCGTTTTCATCAAAGACATCCTTCAGCCTTTCCTCCATATAGGCTTTAATGTCCTTTCCTTTGATTCCTTTCTGGGCGGCCTCGTCAGCAAGGCTGGAATAAAGCTGTCCCCTGAAGCCGAGCTGCTTGAAAAATTCATCCTCAGCTACCAGCAGTCTGGAGGGGATGCGGCATACTGTTCCGATCCATCCGGCTGCCCTTGCCAATATCTCCTGGGGGGCGGAAAGTTCAGCCCCTTCAGGTGCATTCTTCAGGAGGCTGTTACGGATGCGCTCATAGCTGAGCTGATGCGTCTGGTACTCCAACTTGTTTCCATTGTGGTCCAGAATGTTATCGCCTACCCGCAGGGCTTTCCCCGCCATTTCCCAAGCGAGGCTGACACTGTCGGACATTCCCCGAATGAGATTCCACCCGGAGCGGACGGCCTGCATGTCCCCGCTCATGGCCCCGCCGATCATCCGTTCCAGCGGTTTCACCACCGTCATGTTCACGCCGGTACTGGAGGTGTTCACAAGATGGGTGACAGGACCGGAAAGCATGCCGTTGACGCGCATCTCAATCGCTGCATCAAGCGCGCTGAACTCAGGTTTCAACTGCTTGAGCACACGCACATTGCCGACCGGGTTATCGGATATGATGGTGCGCCTGGCGACATCCATGATCATGTCTCTGGAAAGGCCGGATTGAACAAGGTATTCAACAGCATCAGCTTCAGTCATGTTCTCCGCACTGAGCCATTTGCCGACAAACGCATCAGCATCCCCTGTGCCGCTCATGGTGTGTGCAAGCTCGTCACTGACTCCGATGTTTCGGCTGCCGAGAAGGCGGCCACTGACAGTACGCAGGTCGGAGTTCAGCACTACAAATTCCTGCATGTTTTTGGAGAGCATGACGAAACGCACGGCATCCAGGGCTGAAGCTGTCCCGTTGTTGATCTTGTTGGCAAGAGTCGTGGAGGCGTCGCACAGGTTGTGCATGACTGCCCTGACTTTCAGTACGGTTTTCTCAGCCTGTCTGATGCTCGCAAGGGCTTCTTTCCCCTCATTGAGATTGATGTCATAGGTAAAGCCCATTTGCTTCACCTCATCAACCGCGCTGGAAACAAGCTCTCCGTACTTCTCCGGTCCTGCGGACTTGATGGTGTTCTCCACCTGAAGATCACTGAGCTTGTAAAGGATGTGGGAGCCACCGGCCTTGTCAAAGACCTCATGATTGAGGTTGATCCCCTCATGTACCCCCGACAGGGGCTTGTCTTCCTTGGCGGCCTGCTTGACGATCTTGAGCACGTCGCGGGCCGGAACCAGTTGGTCCGGCTTCAGGTAGCCTTTTGCGGAATCCCCGGAAGCTGAAGTGTGCCCTGCGGCCTCGTTTGCTTCCGGAAGAGCTTTGGCATCCTCCCCGGCTTTGACGCCTTCGCCTACCTGCTGGTCCTCCTTGGGGGTCGTCGGCTCCTTTATGGCCGGGAGATTTTCTTCCGCCCCTTTCTGGCTGCCCAGGACATCATTGAGTTCACCAGCGTCCTTCCCGTATTGTTCCGGACTGAACCGGCTGTTGGTCTTGCCCCAGAGAGTCTTGGCACCGCTGCGCAGGCACTTCAGCCCCGCAATGAAGACCTCCGTGGTCGCCCCCAGCCCGGCCCCCTCCAGAGCCATCTTGAGCATAGAGAGCGGAACCGGGTCATCAGGCTTGGCTTGCAGAAAATTTGTCACAGGATTGCGCAGCTCGGGGAATTGCTGGATGAAGTTGGAAATACGCTTTTCCTGCCGGTCAAAGAAAACCGTATCAGCCACGGCCCCCTTGCCCAGAGCGGCTGCTGTTCTGCTGACCGCTGAAGCGGTTTTGCCAGCTATGCCGAGGGCCTTTCCGGCAAGACCGGTCATAAGGAAGCCCGTGCCCCACTGCGCTATGCTTTTGGAGATACTGCCTACAACGGTTTGCGGTTTGTACTCCGGGAAGCGGACAGGAGCCTCGTGCTCGAAGAACTGTGCCTTGCTCCAGCCGTCCTTGAAGACATCGACAGCGAATCTGCCAGCGCTGTAGGACAGGTCCATAGCCTCATTGACGGCGCTGAGCGGAGCATTGTTGATGCCCTTGAGTGTGTCGGTAATGGTGTCGATGATCCCCTTGTCGCCTTCGACAGTGGCCTCAATCGTGGTGCCTGCGGGGGCGGTGAGGGTTGCCTGAGCCTGGCTTTCATCTTGCGTCGGGGTATCGCTGCCTTCCATCACGGCGGCCCAGACATCCTCCGGAACGCCGGGAGGCCGGGAAGCCGGGTTTTGTTCCTGGGATAGCGGCTGCTGCCCCACGGATTCCGCTGTCTGCTCCAGCGCGGGGCCGGGAAGGCCCGGTGTCGCCTGTTCCTGCTGTATGTCCGGGGCTGCGGGCTGTCCCGTTGTCTCTTGCTGGGCTGGTTGATGTGAGGCGGCTAAAGGAGGTCTTTCCTGAAGCTCATCCATAGAGTTACCTCCTTGCCTGGTTTGTGTGTGTTCTGATCAGCTCATAGAGTTCCTTGGCCTTGTCAGGATGATGTTTGGCAATCCACTCGACTTTACCGGCCTTTTTCATGTTCACGGTTTCCCCTGAAGCGTCCAGCCCATTGGAGCTTATCCACTCGGAAACCACAGTGTTCAGTGGATCGGCTGTACGCGGGGCGGCTGTGTTGGGGGAACTATGGGCGCTGGAGAGTTGGGGCTTCGGCTGATCCTGAGAGGTGGGGGTATTCTGGCCTGGGATACTGAGACCGTTCCCGCTTGCGGATTCCTTTCCGTATCTGGCTCTCATTTCGGTGTTTACTTCATCGAGAATCTTCGGCTTCACCGCTGTGAGGTATGCGTCCGTGGGCGATTTCTTATACTTCTCAACGTATTCGCTTTTCACAAGCTGTGCTTTGGCATGCGCTAATTGTGAGGCTTCAATACCAAGCTGTTGTTCTTTAGAAAGTCCGGCAGAGAAACCGAATGTCACGGTGTTGATTTGATCCATGACATCCTTTTTGTCTCTGGCATTCAGCCTATATGCCTCTGACATCAACTCCTTGGTGAAAGATGTAAATACTTTTTCATCCTCTTTTTTGGCTGAAGTGTTTCTGTCATAAAGTTTTTTAGCTTCCTCAGTACCTAAAGCAGGCGCAACTTCGTTTATTATATAATCCTTATCAAGTTCTCCCAAATCAGCCTGTATATTCAGCCACGTCAAAGAGGATTGGAATGTTAGTGCTTCTTTACGACCAGTATATTGCGCCTGATACCATTTATTTACATCAGTGGCGAAAAGGGGCTGTAAGCGCTTTGGAACGCCTGCGTCCGTCATCTCCTTCTCAGTCGGGGGGAGGCCTTGGGAAACAAAATCCATAAGTCCTTCCCCTTCCCACTTTTCTTTCTCCATCTTCCTGGCGTGCTCATCCTTCGCCCACCAGTGCCTTTCAGCGGAGCGAGCTTCTTCGATGCGGGCCTGTTTCAGGTTATGTATTTTCTCCGCGACGCCGGGCAGGGAAGAGACCGTGACGCCTTCGGGGGTTTTGAGGTGGTCCAGTGACTTCAGAATATCGAGTTTCCTTCCCGACTTTTCGTAATACGTCAGCACTATTTTGCAGGCCATCTCACCGGCATTGGCATTGAGGACACCGTTTTTCATGGCCTCCTGCATAGTCCTTCCAACGATGTCCGTGACGGTTTGCACATCCTGGTGGGAGGTGGCGGGGTCTCCGAACAACCGTCCGCCGTGTGCGGGATCAAAGGCTGCTTCAAGCTCTTTCACCGCGAGGTCGGAGTATTTCTGGACAGCCAATGCCTCATTCTGCTTTTGCAGATAGAGGCTGTGCTTGTTCAGCAGCGCTGCCCGGTTTTTGAACTCTTCAGGGCTGAATGATTCGGCCAGGGCCAATCTGTCTTCATAGGTGTCGAGGTGGTTCTCCTTGCGGAAATTCTGGGTGAACTCCTGCATCCACTGATTGACCTTGTCCTGATCGCGCTCATTGATCATGCCGCTCTGGACAAAAGCATCTTCCATAGCTTTTTTCTGGTCGATACCCAAGGCTTTCAGACGGGCCTGCTCATAGCCTTTCTGAAGATGGGGGTTCAGACCACTGTCCTCCGGATGCGCTTCCGCATAGTCCTTCCAGTTGGTCCTGTTCTTATCCAGAGCCTCGTTCTGGGCATAGAGTTCAGCGCCTCTGGCTATGTCCCGCTCAATCTTCCGGTCCTGGTACTTTTCCATCACCGGGATAAGGGACTGGTCAAAGGCGGCCAAGCTCCTTGCCAGTCTGGCCATATCATTTCCGGCCAGATAATTGCGCTCAACATAACCCGGTCTGGCCTCGTCATATGTAGACAGTGAGGAAGCCCTGATGGCCGGACTCAATCCCGGAATTGCACCAAGGCGCTCCCTGACGGTAGGTTGGGATGACCTGCTCTGTCTCGGCATGCTGCCTCCTTTTGCTTAACGTTTACTGCCGACTGATTTGATGTCCGCAGGTCTTTTGCTGCTGTATTTGTCATAGAGGCCAAAGGCATTGACTGCCGCACTTCCTATGCCCAGTGCCGTGGACAAGAAGCTGTTGCTGGAGCTGACCCCAGGCGAAACATAGTTTGCCTGTGTGTCAATTCTGTTCTGTGCTTTGTCCTTGAACGCACCGATGTTGAGTTCATGCCCCACAGCATTCATCTCATATTGATGCCTGATGTTGTCCTTGCGTATGGCCTCCTGTCTGTCATAGTCAGCCATAAGCATGTTCAGCGCGCCGCCTGCGGCATTGGTCGATGCCAGCATGGTGCCCTTCTTTTCCAGGGCTTCGCGCTGGGTTTCCTGTATCTGCTCGCTGGCCGTTTCCTGTTCCTGCATTTGGGCAATGCGCTCGGCGGCGGACTGGTTGACGTATTCCTGCACGGCGGCTTTGTTGTTCAGGTCGGCCACACGGGCATATTCATTGGCCTGCGCCGCCTGATAGTTGGCCTGCGCCTGGGCCTGCTGCCGCTGCTGTTCAGCCCCGGCCAGAGATGAGGCCGTTCCGATGAGCAGCGAGGCTATGGGTATGCTGAAGACGCCCCCATCACACATGGCGGTTGTCCTCCTTGTTTTTGGTGAAATAGAAATGTATCGGCCCCCGGCCCGTATCGGGAAGCTCCTGTGCTCCCAGCCATCTAAGCCAACGCCGTATTCTTTTGTTCTCTCTGAGGGTTACGTTATGCATAAAGCCCCCGACGCTCTGGCTCAGAAACCAGTTGCGTACCAGAGGACAGGCTTTCAGAAAGACATCCCGCTCTTCTTTGGTTTTCAGAAAGTCCTTATGAAACAGAACCCACGCTATGCCGGGAGGTACAACACCGCCCATGCCTACGGGCTGCTCAGGCTTTCCGGGCATGAAGAAGGTGACGCAGGGCGAAGACCGCAGACAGCCGCGCCGCAGAGCTTCTTCCGGGTCGCGGCCACTGAGTCGGCGCACATCATTCATGTCATCCTGGCGCAGGTTGTCCTTGAGGGTCTGGATGTCACAGGGAAATGCCTTGCGTGTGAACGGGAGAAGTTCCGGTGGAATCATCGGCATGCTCATACCCTCTGGTCTCTGGTGTTGTAGAAGCCTTCCCAACTGGCGTTGACCAGGGAGAACGGAAGGAAGGAGTCAGAGCTGACCCCGATGGTCACTTGCGTATTCAAGGACAGGATCGGGCATTTGATGACCCCTGTGTACAAGGGAATGTAGCCGAGCCTGTTTGTGCTGTGCCCCAGCCTGCGCCCGGTGAAGGTGTATGCGCTGGTTTTTCTGAAGGTAGGCGTCACCAGCATTTGCAGATAGCCCGTGTTTGCGCAGTTGAGCGTGAGACTCCGTAGCTGAAGACGACCGGTGGTAATGGCGTTGCCTTTTTCAGACTCACGGATGGCGAAGGTGCTGAAAGTATATTTGGATGTGTACGGCACCCCTGCATAGAATGCTTTTCCTGCCGGATTTCCTTTGACAACAAAGCTCTTCTTATCAGCGGCGTCGGCTTCCAGCACAGCGAAGATTTCCCCGCTGCCCCGTGCTCCTGTCTCGGCGGGACGGGTCACGATGATCGGCAGCGTTCCGGCAGACAGCTCGTAAGGCAGGGTCATTCTGGTGGTGTTGCTCTTCTCGTCATAGGCTTCGACTATAACTGAGGCTTCAGTGATCTTGCGATCAAGACAATACTCAAATTCGCTGTTCTCATCCTTGTAACCGGGATCAAAGCGCATGCACTCAAGGTATACGCCGTCAGCGTACTCCATAACGCAATAACATGCGGTGTTCACAAAGAATACGCCAAGCACGGCACCGCACATATCAAATCGGCACCACGCGGATTGAATCTTTTCGCTTCCATTCCAGAAGTATTTATAGACCCAGATGGATGAGCGTATATCCTCGCTGAGAACCAGCAGCACATTTTCATTGGTGGAGCAGATCAGGGAGCTGATATGCCCTTTAATGTAGCGGGGAACATGCGCCGTCACATCAGCGGCGTCATTCTGATCACTGGAGTCCGGGAGAGTGATATACTCCATCAGACCGCCGTATGCGCCGCGCTCATTCCCGAAGAACACCGTTTTTCCGGAAGACACCGGGACAACCTTCACGGAGGCTTCAAACTCCGTTACCGGCTTTACCGAGACCGTGGCATTGGAAAGGGTGGTATCATGTTCAAGATTAAACTGGCACTGATCACTGAACAGGAGCAGGCCCCCGGAAAAAATGGCCGCGCTCTCCAGAATGTTGTTGCGCACATGCGAAGCCGCAACGTCAATGCGATCCGAGTCCACGAGCGTTGTTACCGTAGTGGGGAAAAAGTTGAAGAACTCCCCTACTTCGCTCATGACCACATTTTCCTCTGACAGAAACGACAGGCGGTTGCGGTAGAAGAACACGCTGTTAAGGGTGCGTCCCACAAATGAGGGCATGGCCGCCGAGTCTTCGTCGCCGCAAACGCGCTCCTTCCACTCCAGCGGCTTGAACTCAAATGTTCCGTCAGCCTGGCGCACAAGGGCGTGAGGCATGGTTGAAGCATCCAGTTTATAGGGAATACCCGGCTGTACGGTTTCCTCCCACAGACCGGAGCCAAAACTGTCGTTTGAATCCGTGGGTTCAAACCGGCAATAGTAGTTGTCAAAGCTGGATGATGAGTCGCCGTAGATTTCAACGACAAAACCTTTAGGGGCGACTGTCGGGAGATCGGAGAAACGCTGCACCTTATCCTTGAAGACGGAGAGGTGCGTATTGGAGCGGGTGTCTTCGGCTTTTATGGTAAAGTCCGTCCCGTCCTTTTTCCTAATCCAGATGGTGTTGTTCTGTGCTTCAATGGTATAGGCGTCGGCTTTGAGCTGATTAGCCAGGTTTTCGGCAATCTCTTTGGAAGAGAGACTATCAGCCGGTTGATCGGCAGGAGCAACGCCGTCAAGGGTTGTAAAGGATACCGTTTTCTCGTCCAGGGTAACATAGTATGTGGTGTTGTAGCTGGCCTGCTTGATGAAGACCAATGCCTCCGGAACGCGTTTAGGCGTCAGCTCGTCACTCTGCGCCACGGTTTTCCGGCGATTGAGCACAAAGGTATAGTCGTTGATGGTCAGGAATCGCAGGTCCGTTTTGGGGTTCCTGATGCCGCTGAGGTATGTCAGGGCTTCATCAGAAGCGGAGACCGTCTTCTTTTGACCCTCCAGATCATAGACATCAATGCTGGCCGCCGTGAACAGACAGACGTATTTCTCCTGTTCATCCCTGTTGATATGATGCACAGCGCAACCATCGGGAAATCCGGCGCTCTTCAATTTGGCGATATGCACTGTAGCCGGTCTGCGCCTGAGAAAATCGGTAACGGAGCTGTAGCAGTTGATCTGCTCTTCAGCCTGGGTAGGGAGACGGACGTTCCAGGGCTGCTGGGAGACGCCGGAAATGAGGTTGGGGATGTCGGATGCTATGAGCTTTCCCATGTTCCGTTACCCCCTGCGAAGTCCACGATGTTGCAGCGTCAACGCCGGACGCCATGTGCCTGTTGCCGGTAAAGTTCCGGTAAGCATATTGGGCCTGTCCTGCTTGCGCTCTTCCATCAACATGAGGACACGAGCGCGGGCTTCATCTACCTGCTGGAATTGTGAAAGAGTGCTGGAGCCGACCACTCGTTCCTGAAAAACCCTGAGCGCCCTGATGCTGATATACCTGCGGGCGGCCTCTGGTAGTTCTTCAAAAGGGAGCAAAAGCGTCACCGTGACGTAGATCGTGGTGCCTGTATCGAAAAAGTAGGTATGGTTTATGCGGTCATAAACCCTACGTCCCCGCATGGTCAGCTCACGATCATCCGGTTCTCTGAAAGCGACCCGGACGATGGAAGGATGCAGTGTTATCTGTCCCTTCGCGTCCGGAGTAAGGGGATAGTTGTCTTCAGTGTTCCACTGATAGCCGTCCAGTTGAACGGCTTTGGAAGTTTCCGAGAGAATGGTGCTTGCCACGGAAACGTCAGCGGTTACTTCCTCAAGGGAATTCACCGGAGTCTCGCCTATACCGGAGAGCATGATGTTGACGGCTTCAAGTTCCGTGGTCGGCGTGACAAGAGTGGCGGAAGAATATACGGCTTCCGGCATTTGGATCATGCCTCCTTGTGATTGATCGAAAAAAAGGGGCACCCCCTGTCATATGGAGGTGCCCCTGATATTATGTCCTGTTGATACGTTCAGTCGGCGTTAGGCCGGGGCTTTGCTGATCTCAATGGCGCAGCCGGGGCGCAGAATGCCGTGGCCCATTGCGTACTTCGCCACCATCATGGTGGACTGGTACATGATGTGGAAATCGGAACCGGACTTTTCCACGGTCAGGTCTTTCAGCTTCACGGTGCCGATGGCTTCCTTCTGGAGAGCCAGGGCCACGGTATCAGTGAAGTCGCCGGTGTAGTCGTTCTTTTCACCGGGCGTGACGGCGGTGATGTTGGTGCTGGGCAGGTTGTTGGATTTGATGATCTGAATGCCCGCCACCTTGAGCACCTTGCCGTCAGCATAGACGCCAGCGCCGCCCCAATCACGGTTCAGCACTTTGGTGGTCTGGGCCAGCAGGTAATATTGCGCGGGTTTGACAACAAGACTGCGCTCCCATTCCAGGATGTCTTTTTCATCCCAGGTCTGGGCGCAGGCAAACATGGCCTCGGCCAGAACCTCGCCATCGGTAGCCACGGTGGGGCCGCCCTTGATGACGGAGCCACCGGGTTCATCGTCAATGATGCCGGAACTGCGGGCCGCCTTCACGGCCACGCGCATGGTCTTCTTGTCGAACTCGCGGGCCAGCGCCCAGCCGAGCTGCTTGGAGTATTCCTGGCGCACGTCATAGTGGTTCTTGGCGTCTTCCAGGTCATAGATCGCCACGTCAGCGATAAGCAGATCATCAATGTTGATGACGCGCTCATTGGCGGCGATCTGGTTGCTGCCGATAATGGCGGTACCGGCAACGTGATAGCGGGCGGCGGCCTTGCCCAGCACGGCAAAGGAGGCGGACTTGCCGTGGTCGATGGTGCGGACGCGGTGCAGGTCTTTCATGATGTTCACTTCAGCGAAGGCCGTCATGACCTCGCCGGTGAATACCTTCATGAAGAGAGCTTCGGTATCGCCGCTTTTGTTCTGCTGGCCGGGACGGGAGAGAATAAGATTTTCAGGCATGTAGAGATGTTCCTCCGAAAAAGGTTATGGCTATGTCACCACCCGAGTCCGAGCATGCCCATAAGCAGGGCCATGATCTGGTCGAGTGCGGAAGGGGGCAAGGTCTTCCCGAAGCCGGGAAAAAACATGGGGATAATGATGAGTCTCCCCACGACTTCCCAGGCAAAGAGCAGAGAAAGAACCCAGCCGAGGAAACTGCGCCAGAGACGAAGCCTGGAAGCGGGCCCCCCCGCTACCTCAGCCTCGTTGATGCGAGATTGCGCCTCGTTGGTCTTGCTTCTGTCGGGGATGATTTTTCCGAGAAGAGTACCGCCCAGCTTTGCCAGAAAGGACCACATGTAATGCAGCCTCCTTTGGTATGGTGGGGGATCAGAAGAGAATGACTTCTCCTGTGAGAAAGAAATGCGCTTCAGAGCGGCGGCGTTTGACAAGACCGGAGAGAACTTTTTTGACTCCGTTCACCGTAGCCTTGTTCCAGCGCAGCATTTCCTTTGCGACCTCTTCCCAGCGTTTTTCCTTGATACGTTTGAGCATGGTGGAGGAAGCAAGGTTGGCAGCACCCAGGTTGAAGGTCCATGAGGTCAGGGCTGCAAAACGATTTGCGGCGGCAACCGCATCATCCGTATCCTGCAAAGTGTCGCCAGCCAGGCGCAGCACATCCAGCCCGGCGTCCATCATGTCGCCCAGCAGAAGAACATGGCCTTGTGCTTTTGTGATCGGCGCGGTGTTGGCAGTGACGCCCTTGGTATGCCCATAACCAATTGTCCATACGCCAGCCGGGCATTTGTAAGGGGCGGCGAAGAATCCTTCATAATGCTTTACGGCTTCAAGATAGGGCGAAGTATAGCATTGCAGAAGGTTAAGTATGATGGCGATAAACACGCCCTCCTAAGCGAAGAATGTGGAGTTGCCGGTTTTGCGCTCCACTTCGCGGGTATAGGCAGAGTCTTTGCCGTAACGGGGATCGCTCATGGCCTGTGTCATTTCCGCAGCGGAGGCAAAGCTGCCGCCAGCCGGGCCGGAAGCGGAAGACGCTTTGCCCCGGACCAGCGCCGGCTCCATGCCCTCGGCATCCCTGTAGCGGGACACAAGGCCGGAAACGGCAATCTTGATCATGGGCTTGTTGCCGGAAGACATGACGGCATTGAAGGCCCCGACCTCATCCTGGGGAAGGTTGGCGGCGGCCCACTCCGTCATGCTTTTGTACTGCTCCTGACCTCCAGCCATGTCGTTCACCTCGGCCACAAACTGCTGAAGAAGGGCCTCGTTGCCTTTGATGTAGACGTCAACGTACTCTTTGCCGATGCCCGCTTTTTCCAGGGCCTTGTAGGAATCTTCGGAAAGTTCGCCGTTGGCGAGGTATTCCTGTTCAAACCGGTCGAAATCAAGGCCGTTCTGCTTGAGGGTTTCCGTAGCTTCCTCACGGGTAGCCTTGGAGACTTTATCCAGCAGCTCGGCCTGCTTGACGGCATCTTCGGTTTCGGCTTCCTTGCCGGTGGAATCTTCGGCGGGGGCACCCTGTTCATCAGCGGGCGCGGGCTTGCCTTCATCAGCCGTGACAGAGGCGTCAGCGCCGGTACCGGCGTCTTTGGTCTCAGCCTTGGCGGCGGGGTCTTCAGCCCCGGTCACTTCATAGGGAGCCTCCATGACGGCGGTGCTGGCGGCGTTCAAATCACTCATGCTTTCCTCTCTGTTGAGTTGTGCGGCAGTTAGTTATGGAAGATGAACAGCTTGCCGGTGGAACCCACCGGAATGCCTTTGGTCGGAGCGCTGGGGGTCTTCTTGGCCGCAGCTTCGCCGGGCTTGCTGAAGGTAACGGTCTGCACCTTAACGGGCTGTTCGCTGGAAGTTTGCGCCTTATCGGGCTGTTCGGGCATATATTGTTTTCCTCTGCGTTAAATGGTTGTCAGTCTATGCTTCCGGTTGCTGCTGCGCCTGCTGCTGGGCCTGAAGCATCCCGCCTCCCTGTCTCACGACTTCAGGGCCGAGCTTTTCCATCATGGCCTGTCTCTGCATCTCCTGACTCTGCCGCTGCTGCTCCTGCATCAGTTCATCATCGGTTTTGATGAGACCTTCAGTGGCTATGCCCATAGCTGCCGCAAGGCGCGTAACGGCATTGACCGGCTTCACCAGGTTGAGAAAGGACTCGCCAAAGGTGGCGGCACCAAACTGAAGGAATTCAACCAGCTTGGTTTTGTCGTTCCCCCTGCCGATAGCCTCAAAGCCGGTGACAATGGCCGGGGCTACAATGTCCTTGGGGAGTTCGGGAATCCTGCCCTGCCTGGTCATGGCGGCCATGCGGCTGCGAATGTACGGCAACTGAAATTCCTGCGAGATGACCGTATAGACGCCGCCGAGACCTGATTCTAGTTCCTGTGCAATGATGCGGATTTCTTCCGCCGTGACTCTTTCCGCGTCTCTGCGGATGCCGTCCATCATCAGGAAGGCCGTCTTGAGACTTTGCTCAAGGGCCTGAATCTTCGCGGCTGTCACCTGAAGATCAGCTCCTTTCTGGAGCTGCAACACAGTCACATCCTGAGCATTGCCTTCAATGACAGCCCCGTTTTCAGCCTCAGCCACCGCCTTTGAGGAAGTGTAGCCGTTGGGATTTACAAAGAAGAGCATTTTAGCGGAGACAGCGGAGCCTTCCACAAGCGACTGGTTCAGGGATTCCAGAGAGTTCAGGTCGCCTATCTGCTGCTCGACAAAGCTGCGGCCATAGTTCTCACCGGCGACTGAATACATACGGACAGGAAACCACGGGCACTCATCCAGTTTATAGCTTCCGACTGTTCCGGGAACGACCTTCCCCATGCACTCCTGGTGAATTTTCCACTTGTTGCCTGAGCGTTTGAGATGGGTATAAAGTTCCACTTCACAATCCCCGGCTCCGCTGCTCTCGTCAGTGAGCTTTTTCCTGACTGCTTCACCCTCCGGGCCTTCCAGCTCCATAAGGGATTTCAGGAACCCTTCGGGCATCGAGTTGATGGAAACATTCTCACGGACGATCATTTCCACGGCAGTTCCCATAGCGTCTCTGTCCACCACAAACCTGGACAGGGGAAACATGCGCAGACCACTCTTCTTGTCGTTGTTGTAAAGGATGTTTCCCCCCACAATGAGGTGCATGTTTCCTTCATTGACCACAGGGCGGTCTGAGGTGGATTCGATGTCGGCAAGAATGGCCTGTTCCACGCGTGACAGGACTTTGTCTATTTCTGTCTTGAATTCCTGATCCGCCTGCTCCTGCTGCTTTTCCAGAACCATGTTGTTCACGCGCAGCCGGAAGCAGGGTTCATTAGGAGGCAGCATGGTGAGCAGAAGTTTTGAGGCGAGGTTCGTCACGCCGTTGGCTCCGACGCTCTGGAACAGGGACGGCAACTTCTGGCCTTCAGGCATATCGTCAGGGGGGATGAGATAGGGCAGGGTCAGGGAAGCGCAGTCCCGCGCCCGGTCAAGATACGGCTGCCGTTTGACGGCCAGCTCATCATACCGGGCCTTGCTGGTTCCTCTTCCGGCATCAGCGGCGGATGCGGAACTATTGGGGGATGGAGAGACCACTTGTGCCTCCCGCAGCGCCCATGTTGCCGCCGCCCAGGTTAAGGTTGATTCTCAGAGCGGACGTGCCTTTACGTTTGGTTTCACCGCTCTTGCTGCGTTTCGCTCCTTCGTTGGTCACGGGAGCTTCGGCCACGGGTTCAGCCGGGGGAGGGGTGGCCGCCACGGTAGGCGCGGCAACCTGCTGAACTTCGGGGGTGCTTACGCCCCCGCCTCCTACACACATAGGCATTCCTCTGTTTTAGGGTTTACTGAATGACATTCCCTTTGTTCTGCTGCCTGGCAAAAGCTGCGGCGAGGCTGCGTACCAAGCTGCGCTTTCCGGCGTAAATCCAGATGTCCCTTTCGGGGTCCATGCTGTCGGGGCAGCGTTCGGGGATGGTTTTCTCAAGCCAGTCAATGAGTTCCCTGCTGATGGGAACGTCATCAAGAGTCTGCCGACGCTTGCCTACAGCAATGACAGGGTTCATAGTTCTTCTCCTTTATCTTCCACAGTTGTTGATTGCCCGATGCCAGCAACAACGGCGTGTCGCCATCATCATACCTGATAAGGACCGACACCTCCGACTGACGGTATTCACCTGTCTTTACATAATGCAACCACGCAAGGAGATCGGGAGGAACATCTTTCAGTTCGCCGCCTGTCCATAACCAGAGCTTCATAAACCCAGGCAGCGCCCGGTGCAGCGTCTTGATGAATTCAAGGGCGTCAACCGGATCGGGCTGACACAGCAGATCGCCGCCAAGCACCCAGACATGTTTGAACGTCCGGGTGCCCAGCTTGAATCTGTTATCCCTGAGCCATTCAGGCCAGCGTCTTCCCCTGCCGAAAGAGTGAGATTCGGGGTTATGACAGCCGGGGCAGTTTCGGGTACACCCGGCCACATAGACCTCGAAGGCTTGGTGGGCCGGGTTGTACTCTGTACCGATGATGCGCAGCATGGATTTATTCCGCCTTTCCGTAGAACTTACGGTTGGGCCAGTCGTGTTCACGGCGGGCTGCGCTCCAATGCTTCGTGTTGGTCAGGAAGCCGACCACGCGGGTAAAGGTGTCGGTGATCACATCCCCGCAGACAGGGCACACGGGAGCATCCTTGCCCACGGTCATGTGGCCGTTGCTGCAACGATTGATGGCATAGTTGACGGCACAATACACGACGCCGCTGGCGGCGGCATGACGCACCAGAGCCTCCATGACTTCGACCCGCTCAATGCGGTTGCTGACATTGAGATGACAGATGGCACCGCCCGTGCAATAGCTGTCCAGCTCGCCCTGGATGCGGATGCGATCCAGAAGGTCAACGCCTTCCTCCCACAGCGGAAGGAACTGGTTGGAGTACAGGGGATAGTCTTCGGGATTCCTGCCGAGCAGGCGGTCTTTTCTCGCCAGCTTGACTGCGGATGACTCTCCCGGCACCTGCTCCAGGTTGTGAGGGGTGCCCAGCTCTTGGGCCATCAGGCCATTCATGGCATTCATGGTTCCGAGGATGCGCTTGGCAGCCTCAAGCCCTTCCGGCTCGCGGATGTCATAGCCGAGGATGTTGAGT